GAGGAACAGTGCGTCCGCAAGCTCAAGGAACTTGACGAGAGGACAGCGGGAAGCATCCGGGTACCGGACGAATGGTTCTCGGGCCTTGACCCGCTGGACGAGGAAAGCGTGTGGGCTAAGTGGAACGTCTACGAACGCCGAGACTTCCTCTCGTTCTTCCTCAACTCGGTCATGGTCGGTCCGGGCCGAGACAAGGAAACCAAGAAGTACATCAAGATTGAAGACCGCGTGACCTTCCATTGGGCCGAGCTTCCCGAGGAAGACAGCGCGGAGAACGAGGCCGCTCTAGCGGCTGTGTGACCTAGCTCACCACGATACGCCCTCTGTCCACAGCGGATAGGGGGCGTTTTCGTTTGCTAGCGCTTTGCGCCGACACAGCGGAGGGAGGATCGACACTCGCCACACCCCCTCTGACCAGGACTTATGTTGTGAGTGTTGATTCTGAACATCAGATCAGGTTGCACTATAGAACTCTAAGGGCTGACCCAAAGTGGGGTTCAGGATCAGCACTCGACACACCGCCGCGCCCCTCCCCCGCTGTCGGCCACTTAACCCACTCACTCTCTAGAGAGTGGCGGGGAGGATGCCGCACAGTCACACGGTGGTCTGAGCACTCCCCCGGCCTGCGCGTGGACTCCCGGCCCTCTCCTCCGGTTGAGCCGCGTAGGCCCTTGTCCCGGTGGTGTAATGGCAGCATGGCAGATTCTCACTCTGTCGGCGGGGGTTCAATTCCCCCTCGGGGTACTTTGTCTCTGTGAGGTAATGGCAACCTGGCACGCTTCCAACGTGCTCATGCCGGTTCAAATCCGGCCAGGGACTCTCTAGGTTCGGTAGCTCAGTTGGCAGAGCGCGGGGCTCTTAATCCCGGCGTCGTAGGTTCGAGTCCTACCCGAATCACTTTGCGCGTAGCTCAGATGGTTAGAGCGCGGGTCTGATACGCCCGTGGTCGCCGGTTCAAATCCGGTCGCGCAAACCACTTGGAAGGTTGGCAGAGCGGTAATGCGTCGGGTTGCTAACCCGTAGCCGGGTCTCGGCCCGCACAGGTTCAATCCCTGTACCTTCCGCTTTGGAAGGTCGGATATTGGCGTATCAAGCGCTCTCGAAAAGCGTCGGGCTTAACAGCCTTGGGGGTTCAACTCCCCCACCTTCCGCACATGCGTCATTGGCCTAGTCTGGTCTAAGGCATCCGGTTGTCATCCGGAAGAACACGGGTTCAAATCCCGTATGGCGCGCGTTGACGGTAGCTCAATGGGCAGAGCGCGGGGCCGTGACCCCCGAGGCTGCGGGTTCGATTCCCGTCCGTCACCCCACTTGGGCCCTATGGTGTAATCCGGTAACACGCTTCCCTTGCAAGGAAGAGACGCGGTTCGAATCCGATAGGGTCCACTGGCGCATAGCTCAGAGGTAGAGCACCGGTGTTACATACCGGGTTGACGGGGGTTCGATTCCCTCTGTGCCAACTCTGACCTAGGAACGTCCCTAGGTCACATTGACGCGTAGCACAAATGGCAGTGCGACCGGTTGTTACCCGGTTAGATGTTGGTTCGAGTCCAACCGTGTCAGCTCTGACGGTAGCTTAATGGCAAAGCGCGAGTCTCATAAGCTCGGAGTTGCGGGTTCGAGTCCCGTCCGTCACACCATGCCGTATAGCACAACGGATAGTGCACTTGGCTACGAACCAAGGTTAGTGGGGGTTCGAATCCCTCTACGGCAACGGGTGCCGACAATAGGCCGTGACTGGCCGACGATACGCACCATGGGTGAAACCGGCCCCTAGTAGCCCGCCTAGTCAGCGACGCGAAACGGGCGGCGAGTAGCCCTCAATGGGACGTGGTGTGAAATGGAAGCACACCCCGACTCCAAATCGGGGAGGCGTAGGTTCGATTCCTACCGGCTCAGCTTTTGGTTCTCTAGCTCAGATGGCAGAGCGGCGGGGTGAAATCCCGTGTGCGGGGGTTCGATTCCCTCGGGGACCACTTATGGGGTATGACGGTTTCGACGCGCTGTAAGGCCGCACGCGGAGTCAGCGCGGACCGGGGTTCGATTCCCCGATACTCCACCATGGATGGCCGACGACGTTGGAGGGTCGTAGCGGGCTGTAAACCCGCCGCTGTGTGCCTAGGGGGTTCGAATCCCTCGCCATCCACTCGGGCAGTCTCGTTCGTCGTCACTGCCTTTGGCCACGGGCCTTAAAACAAAGACGGCGACAAGCCCGCGTAGGCAAATCTGGCAAAGCCGACGGTCTTAGAAACCGTAGTTTGGGAGTTCGAGTCTCCCCGTGGGTACGAGAGCGGGAAAGGTACGGCGCGTAGTCGTGGCCGCCCGCTCGTGACTTGCCTCTATAGCTTCAACTGGATAGAGCACCCGTTTCGTAATCGGGCGGTTGGGGGTTCGAATCCCTCTAGGGGCTCTCTGCGCTAATGCGCTTTTCTCTGTTCGTCTAACGGCAAGACACCGGGCTCTGAACCCGGCAATCGTGGTTCGAATCCATGGCAGAGAGCTTTTCCCTACCCCGCTGTTTGCGGGCCAGCGTTACGCCTGTCCGTGGGCAAGCTGAGTGAAGACGGACGTAGGGAATCCACTGGATCTAGCTTAATGGTAGAGCGCCCGGTTTGGGACCGGGTTGGTGGGGGTTCGAATCCCTCGGTCCGGACTTTGACGTAGGAACGTTCCTAGGAGGTGGCCCGCTGTGGCTTGGTCATCCTCTAACCGGCGTTCTGAGCTACCCCCCAATTGGGACCGCATCCGTGCGCGCGTTGTTCGCAGGGATGGGGGTCTGTGTAAGGGGGTCCTAGAGGGTGGCCGCATATGCGGTGCCCCAGGTACAGACGTAGACCATATCCGGCCCGGCATAGACCACAGCATGAGCAACCTACAGTTGCTATGCGCATGGTGCCACAAGCGCAAGACGCAGGCCGAGTCAAGGGCCGCGCGTTCTTTCAAGCCGAGGCCACCAACAATCATCCCCCGTACCTCTCGGGAGTCCACGCCCGACCCTTGGTGACGCTCGTTGCTCGCTGTGATCGAAAGCAAAGCAAATCAGATCACACAGCGTGAGTTTCGCTCGTTGCTTTCCTTGGATTCCAAGGCAAAGGGGTGGGGAGGGACCCCGATTTGGAAGGCTTCCGGACCGCAAGCGTATAGCAGCTCTGCCTGACTACGGGTTTCCAAGTCGCCCAACCTTCGAATGCCAGGGAGGGCACCCGTGAGCCGTAACCGTGAGTCATGGCGGGTCAGCCGCTACCGGCTACGCTACGGAATCACGCCCGAGGATTACGACCGGATGCACGAGGCACAAGACGGCCGGTGTGCGCTGTGTCGGAAGCCCGAGGAGAACCGCCGCTTGGCCGTAGACCACGACCACGAGACCGGCAAGGTTCGGGCCCTACTCTGTGCCCGCTGTAACACCGCCCTCGGGAACCTGCGCGATGATCCAGCCCTGATGATCCGTGCCGCCGCATACGTGGCCGCACACAAGTAAGGGCCCCGAGGTTTCCCCCGAGGCCCCTACCCGCTGTGTCTTACATGTGGAACCGGTGGTGTCGTTCCTCGCTGGTCAGCGTGATTCGATCATCAGCCGCGTTCCCCGCCGAGGCCGCATCGTTCCGGCCCATGATGCAGTTGTCACACACCGGCTGTGCCACCGAGCGCATTACCGCATCGGGGTCCGGCTCGGGGTTGTGAACGAGGTTCCGCCCCTCCCATCGTGCGTCCGGGGGAAGCCCGGTTTCCGGGTCGATCCGAATTGTGTTGACGCACTGCGGACATGCGCCGAACGTGGCCTTGCAGTTCACACACCGCATGATTGCCAGTTCGTAACCCATTCCCGCCCCTTTCCTCGTTGACGTTGGGGCATGAGCGTATCACAGGGAGGTGACCCAATGGGCACCCGTGGACCTGTTCCTAAGCGTGACGACATGCGCCGCCGACAGAACAAGACCGACGTTGAAACCGTCACCGCGCCGAGCGCACACCCCGACGGGTCAACCGCTCCCCCGGCTGACGAGGGGTGGCACCCTATCGCGCGCCGTTGGTATGACTCGCTGGCAAACAGCGGACAGTCATTCTTCTTTGAGCCGTCCGATTGGGCCCAAGCCGCGTACGTGGCCGAGGCCATGAGCCGCAACCTGAACCAGGGACAGCGACTCTCGGGCCAGCTTTTCGCCGCTGTTGTTTCGGCCGCATCTGACCTACTCACTACCGAGGGTTCCCGCCGCCGTCTGCGTATCGAGCTTTCCAAGGCCGAGGCCGCCGAGGTTGACTCGGGTATTGCTGACCTCATGGCCGCGTACAAGGCTCAGAGCTAGGAACGTTCCTAGGTCCGGGGTCCTCGCTGAAAGGGGACCCAATGGAACCGCTACGCACGATTGAGGACGATTACGTTCCGCCGGATAACCGCACCCTTGGTGTGTGGTGTTACCTCTGGTGCTCTAAGTACCTCGTTCAGCCGGACGGCCCCGAGGCCGGTAGCCCGTGGCGATTCACGCCCGAGCAAATCCGCATCATTAAGCGTTGGTACGAGATTGACGAGAACGGCCGGTTCGTTTACCGACAGGGTACGATCCGCCGTCTCAAGGGTTGGGGCAAGGACCCCTTTACCGCCGCGCTGTGTGCTTTCGAATTTGTCGGCCCTTGCCGGTTCTCGCATTGGGACGAGGACGGTATGCCGGTCCCCAAGACGCAACCGGCCGCATGGGTTCAGATTGCGGCTACGTCGATGGACCAGACGCGCAACACGATGACGGTTTTCCCGAACCTATTCAGCGCCGAAGCTATCGAGCGGTACGGCATCGACATTGGAAAGCAGATCATCTATTCCGCTGTCGGTAACCGCATTGAGGCCGTGACTTCCTCGGCCCGCGCGCTTGAGGGCGGACGTAGCTCGTTCAACCTTCTAAACGAAACTCAGCATTGGATCGAGACCAACGGGGGCCATGCCATGGCCCTTACGATCGCCGGTAACCTCGCCAAGTCGCGCGGTGGTGGCGCTCGGTCTATGGAGATCACGAACGCTCCCCTACCCGGTGAAGACTCGGTAGCCGAGCGGACCTATCACGCATGGTCCAAGCTGCGTGACAAGGGCGAGGATGTACCCCGCCGAGCCGGTGTCTACTACGACAGCGTAGAGGCTCCCGGAATTCCAGACCTAGCCGACCGAGAGGCCCTAGAGGCTGGCATCATTGCCGCCCGAGGTGACGCCACGTGGCTAGACGTTGACTGGATCATTTCCACCATCTACGCCGGTACCTACCCGGCCTATCAGTCCCGCCGAATGTTCCTCAATCAGCTTGTGTCCGATGACGACTCGCTGATTAACCCGGTGGATTGGGACGCGTGCAAGACGGACGAGACCCTACGCAAGGGCGACCGGATCACGCTCGGGTTCGATGGTGGCAAGACTGACGATGCAACCGCCCTCGTGGCTATGCGCGTGTCTGATCGCCTCGTGGTCCCCCTCGGGATTTGGGAAGCACCGGACGGCCCGCAGGGCGAGGGTTGGGAAGTCCCCAAGGATCAGGTCGTTGACGCCGTACACGCTGCGTTCGCCACCTATGAGGTTGTGGGGTTCTTCGCTGACGTTGCGCTGTGGGAGGCCGAGGTTCAGGCATGGTCCGAGGAATACCGGGCCCGCCTACTCGTCAAGGCTTCCGGCAAGTCCAGCATCGGACGGGACATGCGCGGTGGTCTCGCTGAAATCACGCAGGCCAACGAACGACTAGTAGCGGCCGTAGAGGCTCACCATGTGAAGCACACCGGCAATCACACGCTACGCCGACACGTCATGAACGCTAAGCGGAAGATCAACCGCTTTGGCGTGTCTTTCACCAAGGAACACCGAGAGTCCAAGCGCAAGGTTGACGGTTATGCGGCCATGCTGCTTGCCGACCTAGCGCGACACAACCTGTTGGAAAGCGGAAAGCTCAAGCGTCCTCGTTCTGGCCGCGTATGGGGTTTCGGCGGCATGTGAGGGAGGCCGAATGGCGGACATTGCCAAGCGTCTACAGTTCGGCCTAGACCGGCTGCGCTACGACTACGACGAGCGTCTAGAGACGATTGATCGTTACTACCGTGGTCGCCACGCTGGCCCCTACATGCCGCGCAACGCTGACAACGAGTATCGACTACTCGCCAAGCGCGCTATTCACAACTGGCTACCGTGGATTGTGGCCGCTCCCCTACAGAACCTACAGGTTGACGGCTTTCGCCCGAGCACGGGCAAGGGTGACGCTGTGTGGGATATCTGGCAGGACAACCGCATGGACGCCCGACAGCGGGTAGTTCATGAGGGGGCCCTTGTCTACGGGCATTCTTACGTCGTGGTCGGTGACGACCCGGACGGCCCTACGATCAAGCCGGTTTCGGCAATGCGCATTTGGGCCGCGTACGACGACCCCGTAACCGATGAGTTCCCGCTGTACGCCGTTCAGGTTTTCAAGAACCCGGATACCGGCGTAGAGGAACGCGTGCGCTACTACGACGACCGCGAGGTTATCGACGTAGCCAACAAGGACGGCCGATGGGTGATTACCGGCCGCAAGACTCACCGGTTCGGCGTTACCCCCGTCGTGCGCTTTGCGGCACAGATTGACCTACTCGGCCGGTCGGTCGGTCTCGTTGAACCACTCATCCCGATCTGTGACCGGATCAATCAGACGTGGTTTGACCTACTGATCGCGCAGACCTATGGATCGTTCAAGGTCCGATACGCAACCGGCATGGCTCCCCCGCTGGATATCGACCCGATTACCGGCGAGGTACGCACAGACCCCGAGACGGGCGAACCGCTATACAAGCCGGTTCAGTTTGACCCAACGCGCGTCATGATGGCCGAGGACCCGGACACCAAGTTTGGTGAGCTGTCCGAGACTCCGCTTGACGGATTCCTCAAGAGCCTAGAACTGAACGTTCAGCACATGGCCGCTGTGTCGCAGACTCCCCCACACTACCTACTCGGCACCATGGCCAACCTGAGTGCTGACGCTCTGGCCGCCGCCGAGTCCGCGCTTATGCGCAAGGTGGATGCCCTCAAGCAAGCATTCGGGGAAGCGTGGGAGTCGGTTCTACGTCTGTGCGCCAAGGCCGCAGGTAAGACCAAGCTAGCGACCGACCGTAAGGCGCAGGTCGTTTGGCGTGACACCGGTTCTCGCTCGCTGGCTCAGACGGCCGACGCATTCGGCAAGCTAACTCAGATGGTCAACGTTCCGCCCGAGGCCCTATGGGACAAGCTACCCGGCTTCACTCAGACAGACATTGACCGATTCCATGAGTACGCCGAAAAGGCCGACCCTGCACAGAAGATGGCTAACGCGCTGGCAAAGGCAACGGTCCCCGCACAGCCGGGAGTTCCCCCGCAGCCGGGACAGCCACAGCCCGCGCAGCCACCACAGCCGGGAAAGGTGGCTAAGTGACGCAGGCCGGTTACGACCGCGCGTCACGGGATTACTACGACGAACAAGTCAGCATCGCCGCTAGCCTCATGCAGCGTGTCATTCGTTGGTTCCGCACGCTTAACCCGCGTGCCGTACAGGCTGACGCTGACACGCTGTACGAGGTCTATCGGGACATGGTTGGTGAGGCACGGGGCCGGTCGTACGAGGCCGGTACCCGGTTTCACAACCTTGCCCGTAACGAGGCCGGTCTATCTGACCTAGGAACGTTCCTAGGACGAGACGAGACCGCAGAGGCCCGGCAAGCTGCGGCTAGCTATTTCGTCAACACTGCGCCCGTGACCCGCGAGATTCAGCGGGGCCGACTAGATGACCCCGAGTTTGCCGAGGAACTAGACCGGCTAATGTCCAACGCCGGTACCAATCTCGCTCGTGACGCCGGACGGCTTGCCGAACAGGGCGGCCGTGATGCGCTGGCAAATGCCCGCGAGACCGACAGCGAGGTAATCGGCTACTACCGCAAGACCGATCCGGACCCTTGCGGATTCTGCGCCATGCTCGCTAGCCGAGGTCTCGTCTACACCGAGGCCCGGAACAGCGCCAAGCGTACGCGGTCTTGGGTCAACGAACAGGACCCCGACCAATACCACCCCGATTGCCACTGTCAGACCCTCCCCCTTTTCCGTGGTCAGTCCATGCCCGCTGATGACCGGCGACGTGCCGACGAATACGCGCGCATGTGGGGCGACACCGAGGGTTCCGGCGAGACGCAGCTAAAGAACTTCCGCGACCGAATAGACGCGCAGAGGAGAGGCCGCAATGCCTGAAAAGCCCGAGGGCGAGACCAAGCCCGAGGAAACGACCCCCGAGGCCAAGCCGACCGAGGAGACCAAGCCCGAGGCTAAGCCCGAGGACACCAAGCCCTCTGAGACGCCACAGACGCCCGTCTCAGAGCCTAAGAGCGAGACCCCGGCCAAGGAGACCACCCCCAAGCCGGAAGCCGCTCAGACGCCCGTACAGGGCGACGACGAGGCCACCAAGGCTAAGGCCGAGGCTGACGCAGCCAAGACCGAGGCCGCAAACCTCAAGCTCGAACTAGAGCGAGAGCGCATGGCCCGCAAGTACGGCGTCCCGGATGAGCTAATTCCGATGCTCCGCGCTGGCTCGGTGGAGGCAGACGCAAAGGCACTTACCACGTATGCCGGGCGGGGTTCCTCGCTAGGGACCGGCGGACTAGACCCGACCGACACAGACAACGACCCCAAGGCCGAGGGCAAGCGGCTAGCCGAGCGGCTGTTTGCCAAGTCTCGCCGTTTCTGATTAGGGAGCTAACCCCACATGTCCGAGTTCATTAAGCAGCAGGAAAAGCTAGCTGCAACCGCCCTCCCGCTCATGCAGCGAGAGCTAATCATGTCCAAGCTAGTTGACACGCAGAGTGGCGACAGCTTCCGTGGTGCCAAGGGCGACGTACTCAACATCCGCCGTCCGGCTGTTCTGGCCGCTCGTTCCGAGGCGATCACGCGTAGCAAGACGCGTTCGATCCTGACGGACGAGATCGTAGAGAGCACGATTCAGGTCAAGCTCTCGGATCACAAGTACAGCGCGGTTGACATCACCGACGCCGAGGCGACGCTTGATATCGAGTCGTTCGCGGATCAGGTCCTAGCCCCGCAGGTTCAGGGTATCGCGTCCGCTGTTGACCTGTTCGTTCGTGACGCGCTTGAGACCCTTCCGGCGCTGACGGACAAGGCCGGTGCCACGGTCACGATTCCGCGCGACGCTGACCCCGAGGTTCAGGCAAAGAACATTCGCCTGATCATCCCGAAGCTACGACAGAAGCTGAACGCTAACCACGTTCCGGCCGGTGGTCGTGTTCTGGTGATCGGTACCGAGCTTGAGACCTACCTAATCAGCGACCCGCACCTAACCGAGCTTGACAAGTCCGGTACGACGGATGCGCTACGAGAGGCAAGCATCGGTCGTCTGTATGGCTTCACCATCGTCGTATCCGACGTGATCGAGCCTGACGAGATGATCGCGCTTCACCCAACAGCGTTCAAGCTAGCCATGATCGCGCCGAACGCTCCGGCCGGTGCCGCGTTCGCATCCTCGCAGTCCTCGGACGGTGTGGCTATGCGATACATCCGAGACTACAACTCCGATAAGGCAATGGACCGTTCGTTCCTGTCGGTCTACGTCGGTATCTCGCCGGTCCTTGACCCGCTGTTCAACGATGTTGGTCAGTACGTGGACGCGACGGGTGCGGTTATCGCTAACCCAACGCCCGAGACGATCGTCAAGCAGCAGCTACGCGGATACCGTGTGGCGCTTGCTCCGGAGACCCCGTGACCGTAGGGGGTTTGACCTAGGAACGTTCCTACGTCAAACCCCCTCTACCTAGGGAGGTTTGCACATGGCCGCCCTTGCCACGGTTGCCGAGCTAGAGGCACGCATGATGGTGACGCTTTCCAACTCGGAATCCGTCGCCGCTGGTGCCGCTCTTGACGATATCTCCGCTCTCGCGCGTCACTACGGTCTGCCCACTTGGGGCAACACCACACCGGTCCCCGAGGCCGTCAAGGCTGTTGTCCTCGCTGTGGCAGAGCGTCGTATGCGTAACCCCGAGGGCTACGTTTCCGAGATGGCCGGTGAGTATCAGTACCGACTACCCGAGGCCGGTTCGGCTGGAAACTTTTTCCGGGAGGACGAACTAACCGTCATCCGGCAGGCTTCCGGCCGAGTAGGTCTCGCGTCGGTACCGGTACAGCGACCGGTCACGATAGCGCATCACCGCTACTACCCGTTCGGGAAGGACTACCGCCGTGGCGATCTTTGATCGTGCCCCGATCCTCGCCACGGTCTATCCCGTCGTAATGGTCGATGACGGTTACGGCGGGACCAAGCCGGGCGAGGGTGCCCCGGTACAGGTTCGCGTGTTCGCGCAGCCGCTTAACGCCGAGGACCCCAACGGTTGGTCACAACCCGAGCGCTACAAGATCATGGCCCGTTCCCTTCCCGCTGGTCCGTGGTCCCGAGTGGATATGAACGGCCAGCGCTGGTCAGTCGTCCGTACTCCGCGCCGACACTCCGCAACCCGACGAACCACGTTCGATACGGCCGAGATTGTCGCAATTACGCAGGGTGAGGCCGGCGGAAACGGAGGGTAATTGGCGCAGGTCAAGAACGGTCTCGGTAAGCGGCTAGCCAACTTCCCCGGTGTGAATGACGCCGTGCACGAGGAAGCCGTACGCCGTGCCTACAAGGTCCGCAGTGCTGCGGCTAGCCACCACAACACCGGTGACTTTCAGCGGTCCATCAAGGTAGTCAAGGCTTCCGGCCCGCACCGCCGCCAAGACTGGCTAGTCAGCATTTCCGACCCCAACGCAATCAGCATCAATTGGGGCCACATAGACAGCAAGACGGGCCGACCGGTCCGAGGCATTCACGCGATTGAGAAGGGGCTTGAATGACCGCAGTTCTCCCCGACGTTGAATCGCTCACGCTAAAGGCCCTACGCGCCGGTCTCCCGGACGTTCGCGCGGCCGTGGACTATCCGGCCGATTGGGACGGCACAAGCCCTCTCATTGTCGCTCACCGGGTAGGCGGGGCCGCTATTGATCCTCGGTTCGCAGACCGCGCGCTGATGGACGTTCAGTGTTTCCACACAGACCGCCGTGAGGCTTCCCGGCTAGCCCGCAAGGTTCGAGCCGTCCTCGTTGACGCGTGCCGCACCAAGGTTGCCGACGCCGAGGGTTCGCTTGCCCACTTCACAGAGGTAACCGGCCCGTGGTCCCCCGGCCCCGGTGAGAACCCGAACGTTAGCCGGTTCATCGCTACCTATCAGCTAACGGCGCGTCCAGCGCTGAACACGGAGGGCTAATCAATGGCTCAGAACGATACCGAGGTTGTGCTACCGGGCACCGGCTATGTCTACCTCGCCAACCCCAACACGGCCAAGCCCGCAGACGGTTTCGACCCTCTCGCGCCCGGTGCCGGTTGGGATGCAGTCGGCCACACGTCGCTAGAAAACGGCATCGAGTTTGGCCGTGACGGTGACGACCCCGAGACGCGCGGTTCGTGGCAGAACCCCAAGCTACGAACGACGAACCCTGATGTTACCTACTCGCTGACGCTGAACGCGCTACAGGCTTCCGCCGAGACCTACCGACTGTACTTCGGTGCCGGTGCCGGTGCCGTACAGGCTGACGGTTCGTTCAAGATCCCGGCCAAGCCAACGCCGCAGGCAAAGGCAATGCTGATCGTCGTAGTTGACGCGTCGCAGATGCTTCCTATCTACCTGCCGAACGTTTCGCTACTCGGCTCGGACGCAATCACTTTCGACCCTACCGCGCTGCTTGAGTTCCCTATTACGGGAACCATCCTCGCCGGTACGGATGGGTCGCTTGGTGATATCGACGCGTTCGCCGCTCTGGCCTAGGAACGTTCCTAGGTCAAAAGACCCCTCCCCCGTAGTCACTGGTCCCGCTACGGGGGAGGTTCATTCTCGGGGCCAACGGAGGGACCAGACATGAGCAAGGTTACGTTTGATGACCTCATGGCCGAGGTTGAGGAGAGCTACAAGACCGTAGAGTTTGAGGGCCCGGACGGTGACACGTTCGCGCTGCGCTCTATCGCTGTCCTTCCTCGCCATGCCCGCAAGGCTGTGGTTGACGCTGTGAAGATTGCCAACGGCAAGACGAACGACGTTGACAAGCAGGAAAACGCGATTGACAACGTGCTACTTGCCGTAGTCGATAACGCCGACCGGTTCAAGCCGGTTCTTGACATGCTGCCACTTGGCGCAAAGGTCAAGCTAGTTGAGGCTTGGTCGAAGGGTACGCAGGCCCCGGAAGCCTGACACTCCGGGAGATGTGCGACAAGAACGGGGCCGAAC